GTTCGGAACGGTGATGCACCAGTTTCTGCCCTGTTGAGTGTTCATGGCGAAAATTATGACGGTTTGGGATGGGATTTCTTATGCTAGGGGTAATACTATACCCTAGCACTTTGGTGGTTGTCATTGGTCTCATAGTGTAGAAATGTACACGCCGCGTGTACTAAGCTACGATAGTCCGTCAAAGCGAAGAAAAGCGAACTCCGGTGGAGTCGTGATTGTTACTCCGAGTCCACGATCGGTTGAGCTACCACATATGTCTAAATACGCGGTCGCGCGAAAACTCGCTGGGCGGGCATGGAACTCTAAGTATGGAAGAACACTTAGGAGTCGTGCAAGAGCCAAGGGTTCTCGATATTTGAAACGAGCTGGTCGGAGAGGACTTTCACGAATCAAAAGTCGGCGCGGACTCATTCGTCGTGGTATGTCACACGTAGGTGATACACCTGGTTCCCACGGATGTAAACATTATTTCGTGGCCTTGGATACAGCTTCAAGTCTACTGGCTCCGTATACACTTCATTCACAGAATCTCATAGTAGTACCTAAACAGTCAGCTGATGAAGAAGAAAACCGGCGCGACGGCAAACAAATTGACGTAAAAGGCGTGTCCGTGAAAATGCAATTGGAAAATACCGATGCAGCGATGCCGAAGGTTTGCAATATTGCACTTATTATTCCGAAAGCGGAAAACTTTGCAGACAGTGGAATTCCAAACGCTGAGTTCTTCAGGGGCGACGATAAGGATCGGGGGATAGGAATGGCACAGGCCAACTCGTCACACCTCCACAATACTCGTCCTATTAACTCTGATTTATGGCACGTGTTATGGCGTAAACGTATACGTTTGCCATGCTACGCTGGGGATGCAGCGGTCAAAGGGACTTTCATTCGGAACTTCAAAAAATACATTCCCATTAACAGGCAATTCAGATTTGTTGGTGAAACCGAACACACATCAAGTGCTGATCCATATCTAGTATTTTGGTATGACGATATGAATCGTAATGCCGCAGACACTGGTGGTGGAAACAAGGTTAAGCGACAACAAGAAATCCAGATTATATTCAAGGATAGACAATAAATTAAAATAATAGTTACAAAAAAATTTTTTGCCCCACCGACACCGGATGGTCCACCCACCTAACTATTTCGTACTGTTTTTTTTTTGGGGGAGGCACGGTCCTTGGGGGGTGTTGGACTACGTGAGTGAGGGTGGCCCCCCTTTCCCCTTATTGGAGCTTGCCTCTCTTCGACGCCGGTAACTCCATATCCTCTATCCCCCGAGATTCTAAGGGGGTAAAGCCCCCTTAAAAACGCTTTTTAAGGAACTATAAGTAAAAAAAGGCCTCTTAGGCAGTACTATTTTAAATGCTACGCCACTGAATGACTTGATAACGATCGATCGACAACAAGGTACGATCAGGTTCTTCGTTGGTAAACACAACAACATGAGGAACAACCGCCAAATGTTTCATACGACTTTCATATTTATTCGAAAAAATGACCTTGTCCTTCAACGCTTCGAGGACGCGATACTGAAGTCCGAGTAGTCCAGATCTGGGTATGTCAAAGAGGAACACTCGCTTGGAGTCATCGACAACGAAGGCAAGGTCGTCGATCTTGCCGCTGGTAAGACGTTGTCCGTCGTCGTGAGTGGAGAGATACTTTGCGATAAACCATGTTTTTCCGGTATTTCCAACAGGGTCGACGATAAAAATAATCTTACGGGGATCGGGTTCTCCTGCGAGAATGGTTGCGAGATTGTTTTGGTACGCTCGATACTCGCCTTCGATGGTGATGGGAACGGGGTAGAGAACGTCGATGAGGGCCATGGCATTGTTCTTGTTGTGGAGGAAGATACTGGGCCACTGGTCTCCGACCATCTGGAGGGTAGGCTTGGTTGGACAATCGACGATCCAGTCTCGGAATCGGGTCGATTGATTACTCTTTCCCACGGGTGCGGGTAACGATCCGAACTCTTCAAAGTCTCCGTCTTTCTTACAATAGTCGGCGGCTTGATGACATGTTCCCCGGGCCACTTCATAATGAGCAGAGACTCCGAAAGTGAGAGCTTTCACAGCAAGGAAACGTTGGTTAGAAGGGAAGCGGATAAAACACTGTAGATGGCGGAGACCGGACGGGGCGATTTCTCGACCAAAGATAACATATGGGACTTGTTGGGCGAGGACGCGAAGATGAGCCTCCTGATCCGGAGTGAAGTTCGGAACGGTGATGCACCAGTTTCTGCCCTGTTGAGTGTTCATGGCGAAAATTATGACGGTTTGGGATGGGATTTCTTATGCTAGGGGTAATACTATACCCTAGCACTTTGGTGGTTGT